TACAAGATTTTCATTAGAAAAACTTATTTCTCCTGTGTTACTTGAAATAATTGCTCCATTAATATTGATGTTATCTATTCCTAATTCTCCTGCTGTTATTTTTCCATTTGCCATTGTTATAAACCCTTGTTCAAGATTAACTTCATTTCCAGAACCATCAATATCATACAACCTTGCATAATTCCAATCAATTCCCATCTTTGCAGGACCTGTTTCTGTACTTGACCAAATCCCGTCGAGAGTTCCTACATTTCCTGCTTTGAGTGCATAAGCAGAGAGAGGAAGATTATTAAGTTTTGAGCCGTCGCCGATGAAATCTTTTGCTTGACAACTTTTTCTTATTATCACTGAATTTTCAAAAATATCATCAAATCCCTCTGCTCTATGTGTCATATAAATATTAGAAATACAAAAAATATAAACCTTTCTATGCGATTACTTGCGTATAAATAATCTGTTTCGGTTCGTGAACTTCTGTTACTCCGTATTCACAAGCTCTTATTTCGTCGCCGATGAATGCGTCTGTCTTAGTTTCAGTTTGTAAAGCCATTAATTGCTTCCAAGTTGCACAAGTTTTCGGCACCACAAAAAGAGCGTAACTCGCTGCGACAACTGAGGAAGTAATAACTCTTACTCCTGCTGGATTTCCTATTTCTCCATTAAAAGCACTCTGTCCGCTTGTAGTTGCTTGTGATCCTTTTTCGTATATATAATGAAGAATGTGGGGTTCCATATCCGGATGAACCACCACTGCGAAATCTTTCGCATTGTCGTAGTATGCTTTAACTTGAGCTTTGAATTTTGCCAAGTCCTTGATTATTGCTCCTGAACTTTCATTCCAGTATCCGCCTTGTAAAGTGCCTGATTGAATACTGCTGTCAGTCGATAGAACAGAATATATCTCGCTATCAACTGCTTTCGCTACTCCCTCGGCAATTCTAAGAATTGTTCTGTTTCGTGTATCAATGTTCCCTGCAATTAAATCTTCGTGGTCTATTGTCGCCGATAATCCATATTTATCAATCCTTGAATTAACTTGTTCCCAAGTTAGAACAGCATTAGGAAAGTCAGCACCTCTTGGAATTCCTTTGATTGCGTTTCCACTCTGTCCCTCAGGAACATTAGTTTGTTCTCTGAAAAAATAATTTTTCCAAGAAGACGAACTAACCACCGAAACTAATTGTTTAAATTTGTAAGCGTAATTTGCAATTTGTTTTATCGCTAAGTCATAAGTTGTTGCTCTTACTGCTTCTTCTCCTGTTCCTGAAAATGTCATTAGATTGCCCTCACTGCTACGTTTATCACTTCACTATCAGTTGCTGTTTCCAAAGCAACACCAACAATCCTCGCGTAAGAAGCTGTAACATCTGCATCAGCACAAGCCATAACATAATTAGCACCAGCAGTTTTAACGAATTGTCCAACAACAATCGCTCCGCTCGCAGTCAATTCATACACTCCACCACTATCAGCAGTTACAGAAGTTTCGGTATTGAAAGCAGTGTCAGTTGATTTGTTTACGTCAGCGTGAGCAAAACCACAAAAAATATCTCCTATTCCAGTAGAAGCAGACGCAGTGAATGCATCAGCAACTTTGAGAAAAGTGCCCTTTGCGATGCCTGTGCCTGTTGCACAAGTATAACATCTAGAAACCAAAGGTTTAGTATCCCTCAATATTGCCTCTCTTGCCATATTAATGATAGAAACCAGAGTTATATAAGCTTTATCTTTTTTTAATTCTTAATTTTTTTCTTACTTCTTTTTGAAATGGATTGAAAAGATTGTTAATTTCATTTTCTGTTTCGATAATCCCCATTGAATACCAATATCTCCCGAGAATGTAACAGAAAAAAATGTAAACGACTGCGAAAATTAAAGCAGTTTTTCCGTCGATGAAATCAAAAATTCCAGCGAAAGCTAAAATGTATTTTATATAATTTGTCAGTCCGAGCCCCTTATCGAAGTAAGCCTTAGCCAGTAAGATTTTGTAAAATTTCATTAGAAAAACATCCCCCAATATTATTTTTATATTTCCATATTGCTTGATTAACTAAGTCATAATCAATTTCGATGAAGTTATTTGCAATTTCAACGACGGCGGTTGTTGTAATCCAACAGCCCAAACCAAAACCAATTAATCCAGCGATGACTATCATCGAGAAAATAATTAAAGCATTTCTTGTTCGTATCCTATTTCTTTCCATATTCCTCTTTTATCTTTTTTAATTCCTATTGGGATGAGATGAACTCCACCGACGACGCAATTTGCTAATCCTCTTGTTGTGCCGTCGATGATTATCATCGTTTGCTTTTTTTCTGCTTCTCTCCATACCTTCTTTTTAATTTTTATCGAATTGAAAATTGGACGAATTAATTTCAATCGAAAATCCTTAGCGTATTCTTCTGAAAATCCAAGAACAGCAAGAACTTCTGGTAAACATTCTTCTGGGAAAACATATTCATACGAACCGAGAATAGACGGGCGAAGTGCACCTTGAACTAAGGTTATCTCGTCTTTTCCAGTTTTCAGTTTTTTTCTTTTCCATTGCCAGAACTGAGATTGAGCCAACATTTTCCATATATTAACTTGGCTTTCAATTCCGCGCAGAAAAAAGTTTAAGTGCATTTTTTTAACTCCTTATTTATTTTTTTTTCGAACCTTGTGAAAAAAGCTTTTTTGTATTCTTTATTCATTCTAATCCACCAGTCCTTATTTTTTCTGTTAAGTTTTTTCGTAACACAATAGCCGTCGAGAAAACCAGCTTTATACATTTCGATAAGGGCTTCTCTTTCTTGGATTACTGCTTGTTCTTCACTTAAACGCTTTAACGATTTCATCTGCTCTCCTTTTTGCTTCTGCTTGTGCGTGTTGTTCAGGTGTCATCATACTTTCTATGTGTCCGCCTGCTGTGCTTCCCAGTAGTCGATTGACTTCGAGTTCTTGTAACTTAGCGATTTTTTCGTCAAGTCGTTTTTCGCTTTCTTCCATCCTTTTAACTGCAAGCTCAGCTCGTTCAATCTTATCAGGCTCTGCGGGCTTATTCCCTGCATCGCTATTTTGAGTTGCTGTTTCACTTGCGACTTTTTCATTATTTTCTACCATATTAACCCCCTTACAATATCAGAGTTGTGAAACTCCGCTTTATTTTTGATTTTGATAATTCTTTATGTATTCCGTATCTCGTCGCTAATTCAGTAAAAACATAAGTTCCGAGAAAAACAAAAATTGGTTTACAAATTAAAAAAGTGATGTCTGCATTTGACGCCCAGATAGAGAAAAAATAAAGTCCAGCTAAAATCAATCCATTTCTTAAAACTTTAAACAAAAAAATTACTTCGCTATTCATTTTCAGAAGAAAGCAGAAAGCAAAATTATCAATGACAGAAAAGTCCAGATACCAGAAATAATCAAAATTGTTTTCCAGCTCATAATAATCCTGCTTGTCTCATTTGTTTAGTTCGGATTGCAACAATTAATTGGTCCCTTAAATCTTCTAATTCTTGTATATTAACTTCTGCTTCTATTTCTAACTCTTGCCCGCCCCTAAACCAATACAATAAATTATCTACTCCTTTTCTGTGTGCGGTTCTTTCGATTAAATTATTAGCATTAACAGCGTCACGTAGATTATTTAGTGCGTCTGTCTCATCTCCGCCCATAGCGACATTATCAATTTGAAGTTTTAATCCGGTTTTTAAATTATTGTAAATATTTCTTGCTTCTTGAATTTTAATGGTGTCTCGTCCGCCAAGTGTTGATAATGCTCTGATTTGGTCGACTATTCCAAGAACGACCTGTGTGACTTGCGGTAATACAATTAATTGTCTCTTGGTTTGGGCGACGGGATCAATTACACTTCCTTCGACATCGGATGCTTCAAGAAAAGCTTCTTGTATTTGTGTCTCTTGAAAAAAGGGGTTTTCGCCTGCTGAAATTCCTGCTAATGTAGGGACTGCTTGCGGTGCTTTTGTCTTTGTTGGTTGAGTTGTTGGTTGAGTTGTTGGTTGAGTTGTTGGTTGAGTTGTTGGAGATGCTTGTTGTTCTTGTTGTTGTGGTAGCATCCCACCTGTTCCTTGAATATAATTTTGAACTGCTTGTTTTTGCACTAACGAAGCTCGACTTTCAGGTATTTGATTTGTTGGATAGTCTGCACTTCTCGCAACTCTAGTTTGTCCTGTTCTTGCGTCTGTAATAATGTTTACAGAAGCACTAAGCACTTCTCCTGTTGGGGATACTCTCTGCCCGTAGCTATCTATTGTCCAGCCTGCGTTTCGCTGTTGGTTAGTTAATGTTGCGGTGTTTCTTATTCTTCTTGCCATTATTCTCTCGCCATCGTAGCAGTTACATCATTAGGTTGTATGTTTGTCTCTCCGACATTCTTAGCCATATTGTCTTGGACTAAGCCACCTAAAGACGCCTGCTTTTCGAATTTAATTTTGATTGATTGTTGTGCCCATAAGTCATCTTCCATATCTATTCGTTCCTTTGCGTAAGTTGGCTCGAAATTCACATTCCCCATTTTTCCACCAACTTCACTCGTGCCGTCGCTGGTTGCTATGCTTCTCGGCACCCCAAAAACTTGATAAAAGAAATTTTCCAAATATGAAATCCAGCCAGTTCTATCTTCAGAACTTCTTGACGGGTAAGGTTGAATTTCCATAGTATCTTTCGGTAAGATTAGCATTTCGCCGTTTTTTATTGCTGTCTCGACTGCTGAACTCGCACTCGCTATCTTTCCTGCCTTGTCTGTCTGAACGTAGGCGATACCTAACGCCTTGTCTCGATGTTTTATAATTCTCTCGTCGGATAATGCCTCGTTTCTTGCGTCGATAATGAACTTCGAAGCTTCGATTTGGCTTGTCCCGTGAAGTTGGTCACCAAGTCTTTTATTAGATGAGTGGAGCATATCCTCTTTTTTTATCGCTCTCCACTCTTTTCCATTCCAAGTATCGTATCGCTTAATCATTCCCTCTTGATTGAAGACGACACGAATACGTTCTGGGGAAATTGGTATCATATTGATAATCTTATTTTCTTTTCTTTTCACTTCGATAAAAGCATCTCCGACGATGAGCTTAACAACTTCGTGGTTCCATATAATCTTAGCAAAAGTATCTTTTCCCATACCTTTAACGTGCATTAATTCTTGCTTTAATTGCATATCATCTGTACTCCAACCAGCCCCAAAAGCCCAAGTCGCCATAGCATTCGCAGCGGAAAATATCTCAGGAATGCTTAGATAATAGCCGTATCTTTGTGTTGCGTCGGAGAAATACCAGTAGCTCTCATCTTGATTGTGAGAAACTGCGTCTAAAGCTTTTGCGTTAACTATGAAGTCGGGAACTACGTTTGTGAAATCTGTTGTCGTCGAAGCTGAAATATTAAGTTCGCTCATAAGTCAAGTTTGAATGGAATTAGTAATTCGAATTTAGTTGAATAAGTTGATGCTGGGGTAATATATGTTCCGTCTTTGTTTGCTGGGTCGTGTCCGATTGTGAAAGCACCTGCATTATACTTGACATTAATTGTCAATCGTAAGTAATCGCCTTTTTTGAAATGAGTTGCTGGAATAGTCAGCGGGGCTACGTATCTTCTCGTTGCGTCGGAACCAGCAAGAGGTAAAGACACAGAACATAACTCTGTCGTCGCTGTTGAAACTTTATATAATTTAGCGACGAAAACAGACATACTCCCACCTACTCCTGTCTCAAATCTCCCAGCAAATTGAATTATCCCTGTTCCACCTATTCTCTGTGGATGATTGAAAACAGACATATTGAATGTGAGAGTGTCGTCTCCTGTTGTTAACCTTGTTTCTACATTATTGCTTTCAGTAGCATACGCACTTAGATGGTGTAATTTTCCCGACGCTGTTTCTGTATTGAAACCTTGAATTACTCTTACTCCTGTTCCCTCTGCTATGTCTGTCCAGTTGTAAGATGCAATCGAACTCTCGCTCGGTATAGCAAAATTAACAGGTAAATTTTCAGCCATTAGTCAACATCTCCCGAGCCAGTCAATATGAAATCTCTGTAATTGTTATCCTTTGTTAAAAGTCGCATCGTCTCGCTCCAACAAGCCCAAAGAATATTTATCATAATTAAAGCTTCTTGTCGCGATGTAAATCCTGACATATCATAAGAAATAACTTTTACAGCTGAATAACTCGCGACTGCGTCTCTCAATATTTCTTTTCCGATTGTTGAAATAGAAGCGTAGTTAGTCACCCAATCATATCTCGAAGCGGTGCATAATAATCCCTCTGCTTCCTTAATGAAAACATTGGTGTAAGCTTCTGCAACTGATGTAGCTGACGCGTTAGCACCTGCTTTTTTTGCGACGTCTGTCTGTCCGCATAAAGTTCCTGCTTCTACCATTATTTTGTTAACCGAAGGTGTTCTATTTTATTTATTAAATCTTGTATTATATCCCCGAGAGCGAAAGCGTCGTCGGAAATAACCTTTTTTTTGAATGAAATAAGAACCTCATCATCGTCGCCTTTTTTCTCATATAATTCTCCCTCTTTTGTTGAATATTTATCTTTAAATTCCATTATACTTTAATTGAATATATTTTGAGATTTAAATCTTTGCTTTCTGCGTCCCACGCGGACCTAATTAAACTTTCAACTGGATGGTTATAATTTGAGGTAATTAACATTTTTTTTGTTGTTTCGTGGTACTCGAACTTGCACGATTTTAAGCTCTCTCTAATTTCAGCGTCATCTAAAAGCTTAATCTTTCCTCGTTCCATAAGTCTAAGGAGATTAATATATAAATCTTCTTTTAGGATTTTTGTTTTTCTGCTCTCGTCTCGTGTTAGGCTTCTTTGTGAGTTGTTTAGTGCTTCCGTTTTTCCTCGCGTGCTGTCGTCTCTCAATAGTTCAGAGAAAACGCCGAAACCAACCCCCCCATCATCTACGTAGATTTTTTCAAAATCATATCTCTTGTCAAGTTCTATTATTTTGTCTGTGGTTTGCGTAGTCATTAATTTATTTGTAATTATAAATTCTGTTTGTATTATTTTTTCTTTATCTTCTGTGTCAAGAATTGTGATAGCCCCCTCATCTTCCCCAAGTCCAGCGGGGTCTACTCCGCAAACGTGCCTATGTTCTTTAATTATTATTTCTCTCCGTTTTAGTCTTTGGCATTTTTTAATCAAAGCGTCCGAGAAAATCTGTCTTATTTTTTCGCTCGGGATGGCGAGATATTCTTGCCCATACATAGCTTCGCCTAACCTTTCTCTTTCCTTTTCTAAATGTTTAAGCATAATTGTTCGTTGGGGTTCGGGTCTAAGTTCCGCGACTTCTTCGGAGTTAATTCTGAAAACTTTGAAGTCTGGGTCTGATAGTCTTTCATAAACGTAGCCCTCTGTACTCCACGCCGTGCCTAACATCCACATAAATCCGCCAGTTGTTAGCAACATAGGAGTTATAGCCCCGAATGCGTCTTCTGGGATTAACTGCATTTCCTCGAAAACTACTCCGTGTAAAGTATGCTGTCTTGCCCCACTTCCGTCTAAGCCAACTGGCTCGGTTAATAGCTCACTTCCGTTTTTTAACTTTAAGTGAGTTCTTAATGGTTTGTCTTTTCCTCTCTTTAATTCTCTTGGCTGGGATTGTTCTAAGTAGCCTAAGACTTTGTTATAAAGTCCTGATGCCTGTCTCTCTACTCCTGAGATAATCATTAATTTTTTTTTAGGATTGTTTAAAAGATATTCTGCAATCTTCTTCGCCATTATTTCTGATTTGCCAACTTGACGCCCACACATTAAAACTAAGTTTCCTTGATATTCTAAAACTTCTTTCTGCCACTCGTCCATTTGTGGATAAGCCCACTTAGTTTCTAACATTCCAAAATATCTCTCATTTTAGCTCTTAAATATTCTAACTGCTCTGGGCGATGTATCTCCATCCACATAAAAAGCCCGAGTGGGTTGTTGTGGGCTGAGACTTGCCGGTTAAAGAAGTGGTGAGTTGCGCAGAGAGTTAAGCCGTTGTTTACGTCGAGCTTCGTATCGTGGTTTTCTCTTACTATGACGTGGTGAGCGTTTGGGCGGTTGGTGTCTCCACAAACAACACAAGCCCACCCATCTCGTTCTTTCACCGCTTTCGCCCACTCTCTGTCCTCTTTTGTAAACTTAATTTTTCCTTTGGGCATTTATTATCTCTTTTTTATTTAATTCAAAAAATTTTTTCATCTCATCAATAGTGTCTTCAACTTCTTCTTTTCCTAAGGCATTAATTAAAGATGCTTTTTTAACTGAATTAATCTGCTCTAAACTCGCTTTTTGAAAATCTCCTGAAAATTCTACATTAGCCATTTAACTTAGTAAAACAAACTCACCTACTTTCACATCTTCTTTTCTTGGTTGTTTGCTTTTCAGCTTTTCGATGAACTCTTTTCTTTTCTCGATTTCTTGATTTTCTTTATTAATTCTTTCTTCAATCTGCTTTTTCGTCATCACAGCATCTTCTTCAAAAAATTTCTTCAATAACGAGTTAATTAATTCAGAAGCGTTATTAACTTCTTTTAACCTCTCTACATTCTCCATCTCGATGTTGTAAGTTCTTGTTATTTTCATTTTATTATTATTATTATTATTATTATTATTATTATTATTATTTATATATGTTTATAGTTTATTTATGTATTATTTAATTAAATAAAGTTTATAAATGTTTTGTTTTTAGTTTCCATAAGAAGTCAAGGGGTTCCAGTGGAAGTTTTCTGTGTTTCCAGTGGTTCAGTGGAAGTCAAGGTATGCTAATAATCATTTCCAGTGGA